GGCACAATCACGTTCTGAATCAGCTCTAAGGTCTGCGGTGTATCAATTAAACCGGAGGCAATCACCGCCGCCACCGTGAACGCTTGGCTCATCTCCAACCATTCACACACACACATCACAAATAAACCAACAAACCCCGCAATCCCCGCCTCAATCAACACGCGGGAGACAGCCAGCCTCTCTTTAGCGTCCAGTGCACGCATTAAATAACTCAGCGTCCCCGTGGCCATCGCCAGGCACACATAAAACGCCTCTTTCCACCAGGCAGGCAGCAGCGAGGGATCAACCACGGCGGCCCTTGCTCTTCAAAGCAGCACGCTGTTTCTCCGCTTCGGCACGCCAGTCACCATATTCAAATAACACACGTTCGGCGGCACGCCTGATGATTAAACCAGACTGCACACGACCGCCCGCCCATTTCCACACATGAAACTGCTCCGCCGCACCAGCAACATCACCGGCATTGAGCCGCTTTAGCAAGGTCGAGCGGTGAAACGCGCCCACACCAATATTGAAGCTCAGCGATACCAACGCATCGAACTGCTGTTGCTTGAGTGGCACACGCACATAACGCCGTACAGCCGGTTCAAACTCTTTGGCTAATCGAGCACGTAACATCGCATCGGCTTCCTGCTCATTGGCAAGACACATATCAGGCGTCACATGCTTGCCCGTCTCGCCGTAACCAATCGTCAGCGCACCGCCTTCGCATATGTACGCCTGCAACCGCAAACCCTCAAAAAACTTAATCAGTGCAATGCCTTCTTCACCGATGGTCTGCATGGGGGGACTCCAGTACGCAAAAAACCGCCCGAAGGCGGTCGCTGGCTTTGAATAAAAAAAAAAAAAAAAAGCCCTGCTGAGGTGGGCAGGGCGCGAGTAAATCATTCGATGAGGGCATAGCACCACTCAGGCGCGTACAGTAGGGGGGAAAGTGCGGAGGCATCAACTCCGCACTACGCAGCTTCTCTCTGCAACGCCTCTTGAAGCTCCCTAGCCGCTTGGCGTTCGGCACTACGCATCTTGTTAAGTAACCACTCGTACACGCCACACCACACCCTGCGGTAGGAAGCCTCATCACGGCCAATCGCAGCCGCCCGACGGCGATCACTCACCGGCAGCATGCCACTGCCCCCGCACGCCGCGCATACCTTCACCAACGCCCCTGCGCGCACCGCCCCCCGACCGTGGCACGTCGGGCAATCACGCGGCTGGGATAGCTCATCCACAACCGCCGCAACAAGAACCGGCAGCATCTCCAATGTTGCCTGTGGCCATAGCTGCGCCTTGGCCTCCTCCAGCCGCTCCTCCGCACGCCTCAGCGCAGCCTGCTGTGCGCTTGTCGTCGCTCGGGTCCACCCCATGCACGCCTTGGCTATGCCCACGTCTGTACGCGCTTCCAGCAAGCGCTGCTGCTGCCGTCGAATCTCCGGCACCACCAAGGCCACCGCCGCATCGCGCAAGGGGCCACGTCGCAACGCTGCGCCATCCGGCCACCAGCACGCTTCCAGTACCTCACGCCCCAAGCCCGCTGGGGTGAGCGCTAAGGCATGCGCAATGTCCTGCGCCGTCAGCTCAGGCACGCCGCCAGGCAGCGTGTCATAGCGGATCGTGCTCGGGTTCAAACGCGCCAATAAACGACGCGGATTGTTACATTGTAGAAGATTTGTTGTTTGCATTTGTAACTAACCAGCCGCAAAAAAGCATGGAGACAAGTATAACCCATTGAAATAAAAGAAGATTATTGGGCGAGACGGCGGCGCTTCCTTCCGTCGGTGTGGCAGTGGCTAGATGTACGGTGCGGGAGGCTGTCGCCCCACTCCCCACCTCTACATCCCCCTAAAATAAATAGTTGTATATGTATATATATCTATACTTACTTTTAACCCAACATTGTAAAAAGGGGGTTTATAGAAGTGGGGGGTGGGGCGACTAACCCACACACCACACCTGCCCCGCCTCAAAACTCAGCATTTACAAGTGACACGCCGATAATCACCGTAAACTTGTGGCGCTTCCCTTCAACGATCCGATCTACGTACTTCTTCTTAAACCCAGGTACGCGCCGTTCCAATCCGCCAAGAAAACGGACTTTGGACAACGCGCAAACGCCGCTGGCCTTGCACCATTGCGTATACGCTGGGTAGAGGCCACCGCCCATTGGCGTACTGAGCTTCTCCTCTTTCTCGACTCCTAGCTCGCATTCTTCATCAATGAACTGCCCTACGCGGTCCTGCTCCTCCTTGTAGTCCTCCGAAGCGGCCAACACGATATCAGGCGGCCTCAGCCCGTTCTTGTACCACTCCACGGCACCGGCCACGATCCAGGCCAATACACCTTCTCGTTCAGCGGCCAGCTTCTCAGCGATCCTCATATCCCGAGGGTACTTGCCGTTACCGATCTCTTCCCCTTCAGCGGCATCAAATTTCGCTTTAAAGGGGATGAGCATAATGCGCCTCCAGATGCCGCTGTCTTGACCTTTGATCACTGGCTTATGGTTAGTGAGCAATTGCAGCTTGTGTGTGGGTTTGAACTCGAAGAATTCACCGTATAAGTAACGTGCCTTGAGCGTATCGCCGCCAGTGGCTTGCTTCACGAAGTCTTCCCGCAATACTTCGCCCTCCCCCGATTCGTGAGTGGTGACCATGCGTCGACCGGCGAGGTCGGCAATGGCATTAGGGTGTTGTGGGCCGTTCTTGCCTGTGAGCAGCCCAGGGGCGGCCACACCTGAATAACGGCCAAGAATCCCTGTGATTAGGTCCAGTAACGTGCTTTTCCCGTTATTCCCATCCCCGTACAGCACGGCGAACTTCTGTTCCCGTACCTCTCCGGTGGCGCAGTAGCCAAACCAGCGTTGCAGAAAGGCGCAGAGTGGCTTAGAGGATTCCCCATATTCGCAGGTGATGCGCGCCAGTGTGGTTATAAACTCAGGAGCGGTGGCCTTAGGGTCGAAGTTGATAGGGACAACCCGCGTAATGTAATCCTCTGGGCGATGCGCTTTGAGCGTTCCGGTGCGCAGGTCCACGGTGCCGTTGGCACAGTTCAATAGCCAGGGATTCGTGTCGAGTTGTTCCAGAGGGACCCTGAGCCTCTTTTTGAGCAGCCTCTCCAATGTCTCAATTGCGCTGCCCATTTCTGATTTTTTGCTCCAGGCATCCAGCGCAGCGGCGATCTTTTCGTTTTTCGCTTTCCCATCCTCCGTGTCTGTGGCTTTAAGACGCCATTGCTCGGCTTCGGCACGAATGAGGGCGGGAAGATCGGCCATCAGCGCATGCGCCCCGACCGGATCACTCTCCCAATATCTGTCATTCCAAACAAGCCAGCGATTCCCAGTCCACATGAGCTGTTTACCGTGGCGCTTGGCGATCCGTCCCGCGTTCGCTGCATCAGTGACCAGGTGCAGCGCTTCGGGTACAACGCGCTTCTTAACGGCTGGCATGGCTTGGGTGCAGGGGTCATCTGTAATCACATCGAACATGTCTAATATTTCCTGTTCGGAATAGATTCCTATTTGGTTTAGAAATTCTGATTGCGGCACCCCGTGGCAGTGGGCGTGCTGGCATACAAACGCGCCTTTGGCATAGCCTCCGGTATGTGCTGGGTAATACACCGTGGATGTGGGGCTAGAGGCTTGCGTATGGCGTTCTTCAAAGGGGCATTCAATAAAGAGTTCCCCCGCTTTGCCGGTGGAGCGGATCATCCCGTGTTTGGCAAGACATACAGCCACAGGGTCGTTGGCAGCAGCGGCCATGAGCTTGTGTTGGCGACTGGGTTTACCTTCAGTCTTGGCGCTTTCCAGTATCGCCGCATCAATCTCCAGCATCACAGAATCTTCCATAAACCCTTTCACAAAGCCGCTACGCACTGGAACTGGATCGGTCACACCGGCTTCAAACACAGGGGCGGCGGTGTAGTGGATTTGCACCGTATTAAATACAGAAGCATCCAGCCCTGGAGCGCAGACAGCGGCCCAGGCTTTGAGCTGTGCGCTGGTGTACGGCCTGTGCAGCCAAAACCACACATGGGCTTTTAGCTTCCCTGCGCACTCAGGCCGCCCCGCGCTACTGGATAACTGCCAATGGTAATCCGCGCCGTAGAAACCCAAGGGCATTTGGTCGCTGAGGAACTCGTCGATGCTCCCTACCGGATCGGCCACCGGATCGCGGCGCAGTGGGTAGAAGTTGTCGATCTCAACAAGCATCCAGTGATGCGGGATATCCTCGTACAGCTCGGCAATGCGCCGTACTTTTCCTTTCTGGAACTCAGTATCGAGCGTAGAGGCTTTGGCATCGCCCACATACGCCCCGCGAATCACGCAGGCATGAGGGTTTTGCTCCAGCTCCGTGAGGAGGGTAGACAAGTCGCGACTATTGTTGAGCGCTCGTTGCTCCACCTGGAAGAACTTGGCGTTGTCGTATGCTTTCACCGAGCCATCAGCGCGCCATGTTTTGGCCAGGGTATTTACGGGGTGTTTTAGAACCGTGATAGAATCTCTCATAGGAGTTTCACCTTTGTTTGGGGCGAGTTGAGGCCAGCCCCTCAGCCCGCCCTTTTTTAACTGCGGGGGTGGTTTAAAGATTCGGAAGTGGCTCCTT